TTCAACCTGAGCCAGAACATCAGATGCAGAGACAAGCTGATGCTGCTCTAAATTCATATGGTAGAAGTGAAGATGCTGTTGATTGGAGAAGACTGACTCATGGCTATCTAAATGGATATGTTGAAGGTCAAGATGTATATGATTCTAGTGGAATACTGTTTGAAACAGTATTCGCTAGTAAAAGACAGAGGATAAATTTTTATCGTGGGTTAGCTTTATACCCGTTCGTTAGAAAGTGTCTAACAATAATGGCTGATGAATCTGTTTGCGAAAATGCTCTAGGCGAAGTAGCAACATTTGACATTGACAAAGCATTCAAGTCAAAATTTACTGAAACTGAATTGATGACATTGAGAGATGAATTCAATTACATCATAAATGAAGTATTTGGTAAAGATCAACTTTGGTACTATTACTACAAGTGGCTAGTTGATGCTGAACTATTCCTTGAAATTTGCTTGAATACGGAAGGAGACAAAGTAGCTGGATTGAAATGTCTACCACCATACTGCACAATGTGTGTTTACGATGATGGTATTCTACATGGATTCATTGAAGACATCAAGTTGCTCAATCCTGAATTTACTGATGACCCAAAGACATTTACAACCAACCAAGTTGCTTATGTGAACTATGGATTCTGGGGTAACAACAAGAATGACATTCGTGGACATTTGGAACCAGCCATCAGACCAATCAACCAATTGAGAGCTATTGAAGATGCTTTGACTGTGTACCGTATTACTAGAGCACCTGAAAAGAGAATTTTCAAGATCTATACTGGAAAGTTGCCAACAGCTAAAGTTCCTGAATACATGCAAGAAATCCGTGCCAAGTACCGTAAGCAGTTGACTATTGACCCCGTTACAGGTATGATACAATCCAACAACAATGTTCAGGCATTCGTTGAAGATTTCTGGCTATCACAAGATGCTGATGGTCAAGGTTCTAGCATTGAATCGTTCAAGGGTTCTACTGAATTCAATGGTCAGTTGGAAGATGTGAAGATGTTCCGTGAACAGGTTGCTGATGCTTTGATGATTCCTGCTAGTAGATGGCAGAATGCTGAAGGTGGCGGTGCAACATACAACCAAGGTGTAGAAGGACTTACACTAGAAGAAGCTTCATTCCAAAAGTTGAACAAGAGACTTCGTAGAAAGTTCGCAGATATAATATACCAAGTATTCCTAGTCCATCTACAAGTTCGTGGATATGATAGTAAGTATCTAGATAAGACAATCTACCACATTGACTTGATTCCTGCTACCGATTTTGAACTAATGCGTTCTCTATCAATGTGCGAAAAAAGAGGTGGTGTAATTGGTGCTTTCTCACAGTTCCTACCAACATTGAACAATGTAAAACCTGGTTCTGAAGAAGCTCCTCCTCTATTCTCCCGTCAATTCTTTATGGAAGACATACTTGGTTTGACATCTGAACAAAGAATTAGGAATGATAGACTTATCCAGGAAGAAACAGAAGAACTTATTGCCAAGGCCGATGCTGCCAAGGAAGAAGGTGGTGACGAAGGCGATGAAGGTGGTGGTGACGATCTTGGATTCTAATGAATAATCAAAAGCAGGTGTTAAATACCTGCTTTCTTTTTTTATAAATAATATAGATTTTTCTGAATTTTCCAGTTATAAGAAAAAAAAATAAACTGGGCTATAAAAGGAATATAAAATGAGATTATTTGAAGCAAAACATATTTTGAAGAAGAATGGCTACATCGTAGAAAGTATGGGTAAAAGCGGACTTATCATCGTTGATGCAGATGATGATAGTTTTTTTGATAACTTTCCTTTTTATGATGGTGTAATTGGTGACTATGATGAATTTTTTGCCGACAAATTTGAAGAAGACCCAGATTTGGAAGACAAACTTGCTAGTTTCCAAGATAAAATAATTAAAGAAGTTAAAAGATGTGGTAAAACCATTTGCAATAGTGATACTGGATGTATTCTAAAAGTAAACAAAAACTTGGGAATTCAATTTTCAGTAGTATATGACAAATCAACTGGTAGATTACTTGCTTGTGGTATTGCTGATGGTGAAACTGCTGAAGGTGAACTATACAGCGAATTTATGCCAAGAGTTATTGGAAAACTAACAGACATCAAGAAAATTGTTGATTATTTTAAAACACTATAAAATTATATAGAAAGTATTGTTTAAGCCACCTACAAAATAGGTGGTTTTTCTTTTAAAAAACCAAAAAATCATAAATACATTATAACAGGAGATTTATAATGGAAGAACAAATTAAACAAAACACTCCACAAGATTTTTTGACCTTTTTGGCTAGTTCCCAAAACAATGAGGTAGAAAAACTATACACCTTTGCTATGGATAGTCTAATGTTCAGTATTAAAATACACACATTCCACTTCCAATGTAATTCAGGTTTCCAACATACTCAATTTGAAGCACTTTATGACTGTATTCGTGACTTTGCTGACAAATTGGTTGAAACTGTTATGTCTATGGGTGTACCATTCAAAATTGAAAGTAAAACTTATAATTTAAATGATGAAGTTTTTGACCTTGGTAATGCTTTGACCAAGATTGAAAACTACCGTGATGAATTGGAGAACTTGAAGAGAGCATATGGCACTAAGATTAGTCTAGAAAATCTCTTTGGCGATACCATTGAAGAAATAGACAAGATCATTGGTCTATTGAAGAACTTTAAGTAATGAGGTTTAAGAATGAATTTGAACGATTACATTTTACAAGAATTCAAGAAAGTACCTGGCGTTATTACAGAAAACATGGCTGAAGCTGGTGATACTGATGTTTTTGAAGGTTCCCAATGGATGGGTCCTCACCACCACAAATATGTAATTTGGGATAACCAAATTGGTTACCGGTTATACTGGAGATGTTCTCCTTGACAATCCAGATCATAAGGAAGGTCTTGCTCCTGTTTGCGACCATATCCATTTGATTATGAATTGGGAAGTAATACCACTAGGTGACATGCATACACATAAACTAGAAAAACCAGAACAAGTAGCTGTAGATACAGACATTGGTAGTGTTCCTAGGGATGCATTTTTGAAATCTTTACCACCACAACACGGTGGACAATAGCAAACAAGAAAAGGCGGATTAGCCAAGATCAGTAAAATAATAAATATAGAGATAGGAGATGAAAGATTATGTCAATGAATAACAATATGAGTGTCTTTACAAATGGAACTGCAAATTTGCAAGATCTCGCAAAGAACTTCTTATTCAATGTGATCTTTGAATATGAAAGTGGTTCTGTACTTTCTTCAGTAATTGGCACAGATGATTTTATAATTAGAGCAAAGACAGCTACAATCCCACAGAAAGATTTTGGCGAATTGACTACTGAATACATGGGTTCTAGATTGGTTTACCCAGGCAAAGCCACGATGGCAGGCACATTTGATGTCCAATTTGACGAATTCCAAGACATGTACATTTCAAAGGCATTACACAGATGGCAGAACTTGCTTTATAACCAAGGTTTCCAGAATGACATTGATGTTGGTGGAATTACTGGTGGTGCTAGTTCTAACTATTTGAAAGACTATTGTGCTACTGTTCGTGTGGTATTGTTCCATTCTGATTTAAAGACCAAGTTGCCTGTAGAATACAAATTCTACTATGTATGGCCTAAAACATTGCAGAGTGCTTCACTTGGTATGGAAAATAGTGAAAAATTGACTAGAACAGCAACATTCCAGTTTAGTACATGGGAACTCGTTAGTACAGCTGAATAATTACATAATTATTGTATTAGAATGAGCGAGATTCTAATATGAATAGTGATATAAGTTTATGATATATCATCATAAAGTAATCCTATTTAGAACTCGCTCTTCTAAATAGGAGTTTTATATGAAAATACATTTTATAGAAAATGAAGAAGATTTAATTGGGATTAGTCATTCAGATAATGTATTATTTTTATGCAAATCTTGCTATACTTATACAGTTAAATGCATGAGGTCAATGATAGCCAAACCATTTTTGTGTAAAAGTTGTATAAGTAGAGAAAATATATTAAATCCTGATGTAAAAAGAAAAAGAGAAGAAACATTAATTAGATTACATGGTTCAATTAAATATCGTAATAGAGAGCAAGCACTAAAAACATGTAAGAAAAATACAGGATATGAAAATCCTTGGCAAAATCCACAACATCATAAAAATTTAGATAAGGTTTTTGAAGATAGATGTGGTTGTAAAAGACCATTTTTAAATAAAGAAATTAGAAAAAAAGCCAGAGAAAATCGTGATTATAATAAAATTAAACAAACTGTTATGGACAACTATGGTGTTACTGCTGGATTTTTAACTGAAACAGCAAGAAAAAATAGAAGTAAAAAATTAATAGATACTTATGGTACAGATAAACTTATGCATATTCCTGAAATAGCTAAAAAAGCACATAAAAAATACTTTAAAGATGGAATGTGGTTTGATAGTAAACCTGAATATAAAATATACAATTTTTTAAAAAATCATAATATTGATTTTGAATATCAGCCAGATGTTTCATTTCATTATACATTTAATGGTCAAACCCATTTTTATTATCCAGATTTCATAATAGAAGATGAATATTATGAATATAAAGGATTACATTTTTTTGAAGATCATGACCCAAATAAACGAATGATTTGCCCATTTAAAGGAAAAAATGAATCTGAAGAAGAACATATAAATAAATGTGATTTATATGAAGCTAAACATCAATGTATGATAAAAAATGGTATTATAATAGTAACAGACATAAATGAAATCTTTAAAAAGTTTAGTACATACGAACTTGTTAGTACAGCTGAATAATTTGGTAGAAAAAATTTAATATACATAAAGGGACTAATCGGTCCCTTTTGTTGTATAGCAGATGGATCAAAAATCTGATAAAAAAATTCATAAATACAATATGTTAAATAAAACTCAAAAATTCATTAAGTAAATTGGAGGAAAACCAAATGGAAAAAATTCTTGAAAAACTTGCCGGTGTTCTCTCTGCTGAAGATTTACAGGAAATCAAAGAATCCTTTGAATCTGCAGTTGACGAAAGACTACAGGCTAAATTAGAAGAAGAGAAGCAAGCCATTGCCAAGAAAGCTGATGAATTTTGTAATCAAAAAATCAAAGAAGAGGTTGAAAAGAAGACCCTAGAATTGGAAAATCTCGCCAACCAGTATTGTGAAGAACGCTGTGCCAAAATCACTGAAAAGGCACAGGAAAAACTTGATACCCAATGTAAGAAGTTGGAAGAAGCTGCTGAACAGTACATTTATGAGTATTTTGATGAAAAATTCACAGAAAAATATGGTAAGGAGCTTGAAGCTCTTGAAGAAAAAGTTATTACTGGTCTAGATAAGTATTTGGAATATAACATCTCCGAGAAGATTAGTGAAAAGCTTATTAACAAGACTGCTATGACTGAAACATATGCTCCAATCATTGAGGGTATTCAACACCTCTTTGAAGAACAGTATGTTCCAATGGATTTGACTGGTTCCAAGAAATTGCGTGAAGCCAAGGCCGAAAACGCAGAATTGGAAAAGTCATTGAAAAAGCAGCTCGCTGAAAATATGCGTTTGATTGATCTTGTTGAAGATTCCACAAAGAAGGCTACTATTGCTGAAAAGACCTATGGACTTGAGCCTACACAGAAGGCTAGAGTACAGAAATTCTTTGAAAGCAAATCACTATCCGAAACAAAGAAGGACATTGATGACTATGTTGAAATGATTACTGAACAATCTATCAATATGCGAAACAATCGTGCTAATTTGTTTGAGAAGAAATCCCGTCCAGTCTCTCGCTCTGCCAAAACAGAACAAGTGATTGAAAGAGATGAAGTACTTTCTGAAAAATACCGTAAACCAACCCATACTTCTAACAGATTCCTTGACGAAGCCGCTAGATATATGGAAGAACAATAACAAATTTGCAGATCAAAAAATTATAAATATAACATATAAACAAAAACTCATTATATAGGAGAAAACAAAATGAATACAATTAAAAACACATTGGTAGAAAACTTGACTGCACAGGGTCAAGACAAGCTATCAATCGCCTCTATTAAAGATAAATTCATTCGTGATAACATGAAGAAGCTCGTAGAAAACCAGATCCGTCAGGATGTTGGCTCCGCTTTGAACGAAGACTTCACAATGGGTGTAGGTGCTCCTCTTGGTGCTGACCAGGGTATCCCTCACGGTGGTGATGCAAAGGCCGTCTTTGCTCCAATTTCTTTGGCACTCGTCCGCCGTGTATTCCCACAGTTGTTTGCTAACGTTCTCGTTGGTGTCCAGCCCCTCTCTGGTCCCGTTGGTCTAGCCTTCGCTCTTCGTTATGTCTATAAGGATGCCGCTGATCCTAGCAAGCTCGTTGAAGCCGCTTGGAAGGCCGTTCCTGAATACTCTGGCTTCTCTGGCTCTACCGCTAACACCAGTGGTGAACCCGATGCCGGTACCGGTGTTGATACCCAATCTGCTGAAGCTTGGAAGATCACTGGTCAGTATGACGAAATCCAGAACCACAACGATTTCCATACCGGTCTCCGTGGTAAGATTCCTGAGCTTGGTTTGATGTTCTCTCGTCAGTCCATCGTTGCCAAGACCCGTAAGCTTGCCGCTAGCTTCTCTCTTGAATCTGCTGAAGACATCAAGAGGATGCAGGGTGTTGAAATGATGCAGGAAATGGTCAATGTTCTCCAGTACGAAATGACTGCTGAAATCGACCGTGAAACCATCGCTCGTTGTAAGTCCATCTGCAAACCCATCGTTTGTACCGCTGGTAAATCCGAAGATGTAGATAATGGTTGGGTTGGCCGTTGGTCTCAGGAAAGATACTCTCGTATCGTAGGTATCATTGTTAAGACTGCTAACGATATTGCTACTGCTACTCGTAGAGCTGCTGCTAATATCGCCGTAGTTTCCCCTGATATGGCTTCTGTTCTCCAGCAAGCTGCTCCATTCTTCAATAAGGTAACCGGTGAAGTCAATGGCTCTACCGCTACTCCTGAAATTGGTACATTGAATGGTTCTATCAAGGTCTACCGTGATAACTATGCTGTCAATGCTTTCACTGGTAAGGACAATGGTGAAGTACTTCTTGCCTATAAGGGTACTGGTGTATCCGATTGTGGTGTAGTATTCTGCCCCTATGTTACTGGTGTTGTAAACCAGGCAATTGATCCTAATGACTTTAGCCCCCGTGTTGGTGTTATGAGCCGTTATGCCTTTGCCAATAACATGCTTGGTGCTGACAACTACTATCGCTTGCTCAAGTTCGACACAAGTTCTATTTGGGCTTCCACTGATGGTACATTCACTTTCTAATTTAAACTAAAACGAATAACAATTATAAGGAGAAATGAAAAATGAAGAATCCTACAGTTAACGGAAATGATTTGTACCAGGTTGGTAACGATTACCCTCAGGCTCCAATTTCCGCATATTTTGAAGAAGACTCTTATGCCGATGGCATTTACACCAAGATCACCAATACTGAGTTTGATGTAAAATCCCAGGATGGTCATGATGATTCCTTCTTCGCTGGTAAGACCCCAGTTGGTTTGAACAAGAGAGTTCTCAATGTTCTTCCTCAATCTGGCTGGGATGACGTAGCCTCCGGAGCAATCTTCTCTGACGATTATGCTACTGCCGAATTCACTGGTTTCCCCGGTGTTTCTGGTGACGAAGACTAATTGAAGGTTACAAATCAAAAGAAATAAGTGAAACGGGCCCCTTTGAGGGCCCGTTTTGCTATAAATAGCTTATGTTCAAGTGCGAGATATGTGGCAGAGAATTTGAAAGATTGGATGATCTTGGTAGACACGTATCACGTACACACAAACTAACCACTAAAGAATACTATGACAAGTTCTTGAAGAAACCAAATGAAGGTATTTGTAAGTATTGTGGAAAACATACAAAGTTCTTTAACTTGAAAATTGGATATAGGGAATTCTGCGACAGGACTTGTTTTTGGAGATACACCACACAATTAAAGGAAGTTAAAGAAAAAAGAGAAAATACATGCTTGAAAGTCCATCGGTGTAAAGCAAGCATTGAGCAAGTTCAGACAGACTGGAGGTTGTTCTGAAGAATCTGTCAAGAAAATCAAGAAAACAAAATATGAACATTTTAAAGACGAAAACTACAACAATGTAGCGAAAGCACAAAAGACAAAATTGGAAAACCATCGGCGATTCCAATTACAACAATAGAGAAAAGAACACACAAACATTGACTGAAAAATATGGTGGAAAAGATAAGATCATAACAAGTCCATTTGGTGTTCAAGAAATCAGAGATGGTATCTTGGATGCTTGGGAAAAGGAACATGGTTATAGAATTACATCGCCAATGCAGATACCTGAATTCAAGATC